CCAACAGTGTGGAAGCCATCTTTTTCGTATTGCTCGAATTCTTCCGGTTGAACTTCCACCTCTTTGTACATTCGAACGATCGTCGGCTTGAATCCCTGGCCCTTATAACCTTCGGCCTCATCAGGCGCGACCTCGATCTCTTTACACATTCGCTTGCTTTTTTCCTCTTTGCCCTTTTCCATTTCCTTCCATCCTTTCAACCCGAGTTTTTTTTAAGCCGGCCGGCGTGCATTCCGGCCGGCAGTCACCCATGCAGGAGAACCACGGTTTTTTTTGACGGCTTCGCCCTCCCTTCTCCAAAAATTGAAAGCGTCCACATTAGCCCAACAGCAAACCAACAAAATCGGGCTTGACGACCTTAACGCCCCAGGCGATCCCGACCTCCATCCGGACCCGGCGATACTGGTTATAACGCGCAACCTGGAAAACCAATCCGCTCACCGGATCAGTGATCTCAGTAACGTCAGTCGATGAATCGCCGCCATCAGGCATAGCCGGCAGCCTGGTTAATAGGTGAACCGCATCGCGGACAAAAAACATGTTTGGTGTGTAATTGGCGCCGACTGTGACCGCGATAGTATTCGCGACCGGCTTTTTCAGACCTGGCAGCGCGAGCGTTAGCGTCGTACCGGAAAGCCCGGTAGTTACATATCTATTCGTGTCGCCGGCAAATGTAACCGTATCGCCGGCTAGAATAGTGCCCGATCCCGTTCCAACCGTGATCGCTGTCGCTCCGACTGGATAACCGGCAGCGAAATTGACGACATACCCGGCGCCGGTTCCTTTCGCGACTCCGATCGGAATCGCCGCCGAGTTGTGAATATCAAAACCCTCAACGCGGCCGATGATTCCCTGTCTCAATAGATCGGCCGTACCCGCTTCATTGATTTTGAATAGAACCGATTGCTTGCCCCTGATATTCGAGATCGCCGCCGAGCCTAAAACCAAATGACGATCGCCTAAAGGGGCGCCGTTGTCGTCGAGCACTTGCAGAGAATTCGCAAAGTCCGTAAAATCGCCGGCCGTTCCGAATGGAGCGGCGCCGGCCGTTCCGACCGCGCGCGACGCATTGATATAAGTGGCCGCGAGATCGACCTCGATCAGATTCACCAGCGTTCTAATAGCTTGTGCAAATTGTTGCACAATCACTTGCTGCATGATCCCGGTTCCGGAAACGGCTTTTTCTTCCTCGCCGGTCCATCGGATCGGCGCGTACATCGATTTGGAAATCGTTAAAGTCCCGTTCCCGACAACCATGTCGCCGTCGTCTGGTGGAATCGAGGCCGGCGTGATATTGCCCGCCACGATTGGCGGAACAATTGGATAATTAACGGTTTGTCCGACTGCCACGCGATCCGCGCCGGCGTTGCGAAAAGCCGCCGGTATAAATCCAATCATTTCGCGCGCGACTATATCGAGCGCCATGTAAATGATCGGAATGAGATTCGTTAACGTATTCGCCACTGGTGACCTCCCTTCCAAGGGAGCCCGGAATTTGCCGGCGACGAATTCGCGCGCGCCGACTCTAATCCGTTAGAGTGCCCCCCGATTTTATGTGATCCATCCTCGCGGCCGGATCGAGAGCTTCAAAGTCGCTGCGCTTCATCGTTGACTTGCCCGCTCCCGCGCCCTGGCCAGATTTCCCGCCAGGAGCACCCGAACCGCCGGCGCCTGTTGCGTCCCACGCCGAGCCGTAATCTTCCGAGCCCTTTAATTCGCTGATCAGAGCGCCGAGCGCCTTATGTGAATCAGGCGCAACATTGCCGGCCGCATCGAATACTTGAATCGCGTATTGACCTGAATCGGCCGGTTGCTCGATCGCTTTGACTCTCGATCTGACAGGACCGCCGCCGCCTTCCGGTAGAATCAACTTCAAGCGTTTCCCGCCCGCTGCAACGAAAGCTTGAGTCACCGCGGAGTCGATCATTTGCGCTTGTAGTTGTGACGAGATTCTCGAGAGCTTCGTATTCATGCCGGTGATCGCGGTTTGATGCGATTCCTCCATGCTCTTTTTCAAAGCCTCGAATTGACCCGTCGATTCGAGCCGCTGTCGTTCCTGATCTTCGATCGCCTTCAATGCTTTCCTGGCTTTCTCCGGATCGATGCCAGCAAACTTTTGCTCGAGCGCCGTTTTCTCGGCCAGGATTGCATCGCGATTTCCTTTTAGGCCCGACGTGTCTTCCGGATCGGGCAATTCGAACTCATCCTTGAGTCGAAAACCGTCACCGTCCTGTTGATAGAATCCCCGATGCCCTTCTGGTACATCGGCGAGTTTTCCGATTTTCAGTTTGAATTTCATCTATAGACTCCTGTCTAATGATGCGCGCGACTCCTGTCGCACCTGGTCTGTAGATTAGTTGCCGCCGGCCGTCGTGACTCCTGCCCCGACCTCTGACGACTCCATTTCCTTCATCTTCGCGCGTATCTGATCGCGGAAAAGAGTTTGCAACGCGAGAGAGCGCGCATCGGCGAGATCGCATAGAAACTTGCGGACCTTCAAAGACTGACAATCATCCTTGCAAGTCTCGAAAACGATATAGCCATCCTCGACCTCGATCTCGACAAATATCCCGCCGTCGTCTTCGACTATCGTCGCCGTCGCATTTGTGCTTTGAAGCAAATCGATAACCTTCATTCGCTACCCCCTAAGTTGATCCGGTTCCGGCCAGGCCTGCACCGCCGGCGCCGGCGCCATTCGAACCCGCGCCCGCGCCGATCTCGCCGGCGCCCGCCGTCCCACCTGGTGCATCGCCGGCGCCGAGCATACCCGCGAAGCCTGGTTGCGTGCTAGGAACGCTCCGGATCGTCGAGAGCAATTTCCTTTCGGCGACTATCCTAATTAATTCTTCCGAGGCCATGAAATCGCTCATCAAGAGATTGCCGCGCTCGAGAATTGTCCACATAGTTTCGAGCGAGAGGCCTGGCGGATCGGAACCGACGAGCGCAGCGAGAGCCGTCACCATATGCCCATCGACTTTGGCTCGAGTGAAATCTCGATTGACCTGGACATCGCCGCCACTATCGAGGCCTTGATACTCGGCCGAAAACTCGAGAGCCGCCTCGAGCCCATCCTCGAGCGCGCGCGCCATGCCAGCGAGCTCGCTAGTCTCGGCTTCCCACTCCAAAATTTCCTCTGTCGCCGTCGTTCCTGGCCCGCCCTGTTGCGCTTGCAAAACTGTCAGACCCAGGACCGCCATATTTTGCTTCGACGACTTGATTTCATCTTGAGCTTTGCCGATCGCGTTCCCGTTGTGCTCGACGAATTTCAAATCGCCGCCGTGTCCAATCCTGTAAACTGAATTTGGCGAGATTACCCTTTCCGGCCGCGTTCCTGGCGGTTCCATTAGCTTTCCGCCCTCGACCTGGCCGTCGATCTGATCATTGTCGCCCATTATTTCAGCGAGAATCGGAACATTCGCAATCGTGAGAATATGATCGAGCGCCGATTGCAACCGGTAGAACCTCAAATTTTCAAAAGCGAGATCATACAAAGGCGGAAGTGAAACGAGCGGCGCCCTGGCCGCCGTCGAGATTACGACGAGCGGAATCGTTTGAACCGAAAACATGCCGCCGTCGATTTGCACGATATTAGTCGCCTGTTGTTCGTAGAGCTCCCAACCACCAGGATAAAGAATCCGATATCGGCGCCTCATTTCCTGGCCGTACTTGCCTTTGGGAAGCATCGCATATTCGGCGAGCGTGACCTGTGAGAGCATCGTCGCCCCGCCGACCACTTCGGTTCGCCAATTTATGATTTGCGCTTTCTTATAAAAAGCCCAATACGGCCGGCGACTGTTGCGCTCATCGACGAGCGTCGCATTCGGCATGCTGTTCGTTATCGGTTCCGGCATATCGACCAAAATCGCCGCGTGTCCATCATTGATGGAAGCTTGAAAAACCTCTTTGGCGAAAACGTCGAAATGCGTTCCCATGAGATCGATGTTTTCGGCTTGCTGTCGAAGCTGCTCCGGAACATTTGGCGAGAGAACCGGATTCCGGCGGAAAACCATTCCGACCAGGCCCATGATCGTTCGACGATAAGCATTCCAAAACGTCGAGTTTGCCAGGCGAGCCGAATAAGCGAGCCGGCTTTCCTTCTCGAATTTTGGTAGATACTTTTTGCCGCCCGCCTGTATTGCCTCCTGGCCGATGAAACAATCATCGACCAAATTCAGCGCCGGCAGTTGAGCCCGATATGCCGGCGACTGATACGCCGGCGAATTAACGTCGCCGATCATTTGTGTAAGACCGTTCATTGCTCGAGCCCTCAACAGTCATGAGCCGGATTATCACCGGCCCTAATGACGGCCGCCAAAATCGGATAGCGTATTGAGATCGTTTGAATCATCGCATCGACAGTCTTTCGACAAAGTTTCGAAGTCGGCCCGTCGTTCCCAGGACACCGCAGCGCGAGTTGAAGATTCCCGATGAATGCGACCGTTTCAGTCGCATTCATATCGAGTCGAAATGTAAAGCCCTCATCTTCCGCCCTCTTTAATTCCGCCGCGTATTGTTTCAAATCCGGAAGCGGCGCCTTCATATCCTTCATAGCCGACCCCCAACAAAAAATTCGGCCTCGCCCATTTGAACAGCCCGCATCGACGACAGCGCGAGAGTCAGAGCGGACACCTGTTCGGCCGTGGCGCCATTTGGAAACTCGGCCGCTTCCGAGATCAGGCCCTCGACCCATCCCGCTGTCTTTGGATGAGGCAAAAAGACGCGGCCGTTATAAACCGCAGCGACGGCCGCATTCGCTCGAGAAACCAAATTGCCATCCGGATCGATTGCCGTGATCGGCGAGGCCTGTTTTCGCATCGCCCGAATGATCGCCGGCCCGTTTTGAACGCGATCGACGAGCTTCGCATTCCGGCTGCCAGGCCATTTCTCGCTCATCCTCGAGATCGCTGTCATCAGGCCAGGAAAATCGTATCGCCGGCGGTCCTGATCTATCACATAACAATCGGCGCCGGCGTAACCGTGAACCTGACCGACGACGAAAGCCGCTTTGTTTGGCGGTTCGTCGTCTTTGAACGCCGAATGCCATGTTTGCAAAATCAGATCGAATTTTTCGGGGAGCTCGACGACTTCGACGAGCTCGAGCTCGCCGCTCAGACCAATAACCTCGACCGGATCGAAGCTCTCACCAGGCCGGCACCAATAGCGCCACCAGTGCCGTTTGAAAATTCCATCGGCTTCCGGCCAAAACGCCAT